TCAATCTCAGCCTGTGCAAGTTGTCGGCTTTGTTGTGCCAACAGGGCATCTGCTTGAGCACGGGCTAGGTCACGTTGATACTGCTGTGGATTAACCATGCCAGCAGCCCCAGCACCTAAAGCCTCACCACTTAGACCCAAGCCAATGCGCCCCTGCTGTAGTTGACGCTGGCGCAACGCAATGTCCTCTGCCTGACGCTGAGGAGCCATCAACTGTTGCTGCTGCTGATAAAACTGTTGAGCAGCCGCCTGTGGGTCAGTTTGTATTTGGTCTAAGAATTCAGCACCAGTGCCGTAAAACTTGTCCCTAAAAGCAGCCAACAACGGGTCAATCTCATACCCTGCCTGACTCTTAGAGGGGTCAAAGTAAGAGGTGCCAAAGCCAGTGCTAACCGCATAAGGACGAAACTTAGCAGCATCTGCAGCAATCTTAGCAGCCTCTAGGTTAGCAGCAGCTGCTTTGTCAGCAGCAGAAGATGCTTGACTTCCAGCAAATAAACCACCAATTACTGGTACTAAAGATGTCCAGCTAAACGGACTATTTGATTCTACTACAGCCATAATTTTTCCTTTATGCCTTCATAATGAACGCCAACGCATAGTACGGAGGCAGGTTAGCGTTGGTGCCGCTTGAACCAGCGTTGTCAATGGTAATTCCTGTTGTTGCTGTGCTAATTGTTACTGGGTTTGTGCCACCATTTCCTGTTCCTTTTAAGCCAGTATTTGCTGAGTATACAGTAGGTGATAAAGTATGCGTATGTCCCGGGTCAGTAATTGAGTGGTTGTGTTCAACAACAATAGCATCTTTACTACCACCACTCTGCGTAGCACTACCAGTAATAGTAGACTTAGCTACACCGCCATCATCAGCATCAGCGCCAACAATAAACTTGTTGGTTAGGTTAGGAGTGCCGTTGGTGCCGTCACAGAGATACCATCCAGTAGGAATAGTTGCAACAGCGCCTGACCACATAAGGATAGCGCCACTAGGAACACCATTAGCTAGCACATAGGCAGTGGTAGCTATCTGAGTGGTGTTAGTTCCAGTAGCAGCCGTTGGAGCAGCAGGGACACCAGTAAACGTAGGGCTATTAGTGTTAGCCTTAGAGTTGATAGCCGTTGCAATAGCATTAAACTCAGAATCAATCTCCGTGCCTTTAACAATCTTAGCTGGGTCGCCTGTCGTTAGCGCGTCCTTAGCAGCAAAGTCAGTTGCCTTAGTATAGTTTGCCATTACGACATCCTTCCAGTTTTAACAAATACATCAAATTTCTGTACACTAAGTTCTGAGCCATTTACGTCAGCTTCAAAACCAATCTGAACCACATTACCACTACCGCCTACACTACTCTTAATCTTGTCAATCACAATGCCTGAAGTGTATTCAGCAAGGGTGGCAGCGTTAGCCCCATATTCAGCAATTCCATATTCTGCTGCACTTCCATAAGATGGTATCTCAAAAGAATATGAATTACTATTTAAGTCATAATCAAAACCACACTTGATAACAAAGTCTTGGTTCTGTCCCCCAATCACTGTGGCGCTTATTTGCTTCATCATCTTCAAAATAGAGGGATTACCGAAATCAACATAATGAGAAAAGTAGCGAAGGCGATAAGAAGAGCCATTGTCGTCATAACCCGCATACTTACCAATACCGTTTGTTTTACCAATCAACAAGTCACGGTTACGTTGGCGACAGAACGAGTCAGCCTCATAGCTGAACCACAAGGTAACCCGTGCAGAACCATCTTCTAGAGGCTGTCGCATATCCAGTACATAGACAGTAGAGGTTGATGGGAAACTGAGAAGGTAGAAGGCATTTAGTTCTGAATAAACAGATACAACGTCATCTAGGTCACCACTGTTTGTTACTTCTTCTGTTATGTCTTTCAACAAATCATCCCTAACATTCTTGGTCAGGTCGCGCAACGGCAAACTCTTCTCTTGAATAATTCTACCCAAGCTGCGGATGCCCGTGTCTGACAAGAAGATAAGGTCATTACCTGTCAACTGAACGCTATCCCTAGCTACACAGCCCACTCCAGCAATAACGTCATTAAGCTGGAAGGCAGTGCCAATAGGATTGGATGCGCCGCTGTACAAGACAATGTTGTTCTTACAGAAGATGACTAAGAAATCGTTGTGCGCTGCTAGAGCCACAATGGTGTCTGCGTTGTTAGGCAACACAGCAGCAATGTTCAATGTTCCACTGGTACCACCATAGAAGGCAGGAAAAGCCGTGTCAGCTATATCTGTAGACCAATAAACCGTATCCCCATCATGCGTCCAAAACCTACCCCAAGCAGCAACAACATCACGTGGGTAAGAACTGCCAAAGTTCTGTGCCGCTGCGCTACGGTAGGTGGTGATGGGTTGACACACAGGGCTGGCAGCAGCAGAATAGACCAGTGGTTCTTGTCCGTCCTGAACCAACAAAGCGTGGTCATATATGCTTGCACCTTTCCAGCGGTCACCACTGACAGTGTAGGCAGCAGGGGTAATGTCCGTTAGCGTAGCACTAACACCACCAGTCCACACCTTGCTGTTACCGCCTGAGATGATGGTTGTGGTGTTGTCAGCGTTGACGTGCTCCAACATAAACTTAATGCTGTTACCACCCAACGAGGTGTCACCACTGGTGGTCATCATATCCCAACCCTTACGTGCCCCTAAGCGACCATACTTGTCAATCACCACGTTGTCAGTGAGTTGGGCAAAGTTGGGTGAAATAGTAACACCACTCTCCTGAGTGTTCAACCCGAAGAAGCCGGGAGTAACAAGAGATAGGTTGGTTAGTTGCTTCATGCTGGATACCAAATACTGTCTTCAGGATGACGTGCAGAATCCATTGCAACCTCATCTGCTAAGGCACTACGAGCAGCGCCATAAGCATTGATGCTTTGTTGTCCACCATCCTCGCCCCTCTCTTCAATAGCCATCGCTGTAGCAAACAGAATGATGGGGCGTGTTGGAATTACTACCGTATCAGCATCAGCAGACAGAGGTGCATTACGCAGTGTTACGTTAAACCGCAGCTGATATTCACCATCAGGGACAGGGTAGATGTCTACCTGCGTGTCACCATCTGCGCTAACACCGTTGAAGTTATAGAAGGCAGGTTCGCCAGTCTCAGGTGTAGTTAGAAGGAACTGCTCGTTGAACCAACTACCACTCTTATATTGCATCACAAAGTTAGAGGTGTCGTTCAACACATCCAGCACTTTGAAGTTGTTACCCGTGCCGTTCAATTCATAGTTGAACACATTGGCATCTGTTAGCAAGGTCAAAGTAGTACGTAGCGCCGACCAGTCCCAAGCAGACTCAACTTGACTTTTAGCCTCGTTGACAAACTCACCAATGAGACGAGCATATTGGTTAGACGTGCCACTTCCCTGAACCGTGGTCACCTCGGGTTCACGGAGCCGTAACAGCACTTTATTGACAAGTTCTAGATACGTCATTATTATTCCTTAATCGCTAACATTATAACACAAAATAAGCAATTTGTCAACCTATTCACCATCAAAAGTGTACATTGGCAACTCTTTACGTAGGTCAAAGGTAGCAATGTAAGAGATGCCTGACGTGTTAGTCTGCACCTTGATGCTGTCCCCACTCTTCAGCACAATTGAGCCGCCGCTAAATAATAGATAGTCCTTGCTATTTAAGCTGTAGCCATTGATAATGTAAATCTGATGAGAGGCATCGTGTGCATGTTCCCAAAACACACTGACACTGGCTGTGCTACCTGCGGTGTTGGAAATAAACAACGTCTCCACCTCAGCGACATACCCAGCAGGGACAGTGAATAGTTCCACATTGCTGCCAGTGGTGGTGATTGTTTTACCTACGCTGTGTTTCATCAGCCGTAACCTCCACCATATCCAACAGAAACCCCTTCATCCGTAGAAACGGCTCCAGCGTCAGTAGAGGTACTGCTCATACCGGCACCAGCATCCGAAGCACCACCACCACCGCCGGGACTAGCAGGAGCGCCTACTTCAGGGTCAAAGCCATAACCATAACCGCCGGTAGGTGTCATATCACTAAATGGGTTACTTGGACTACTCATATTAACAACAGGGGCAGGTTGTTGGCTTAGGTTGAACATGTTAGCCACACCTTGCCTACCTAAATTAAACAAACCGCTTACCATGCTTGGGGAAGGGACACCAAACAGGGCAGGAACTGCCGTTGTTAGAATGTTGTTAATGTTACTCATACGTGCATCACGAGCACCGGGTGTCATTGCCTCATCATTTAAGAAGTCAATCTGAGATTGTGTTAAGCCCGTTTCCATACCACCATCACCACCTCCTGACAACATCCCTGACAAACGCTGTGCAGCCTCATCAGCTTGTTTCTTCTTCAACGCAGCATCAAGGGAGGCTTGTTGTATGGCGTTTTGTTTCCTAAACGGGTCAGCATAGTAGGCTGCTGCTTCAGGTGAAGAACGGTAAGAAGACGGGTCAGCAAATGTCCCAGTCAACATCGGCTGTCGCGTTTGCCCCATACTAGGGAATAGGTTCTGCACAAAATCTGTAAATGAATCAGCCATTTTTCTTCCTTGGTTTAGCCTTGCCAGCCTTTTGTAAGGCAATCGCTATGGCTTGCTTCTGAGGCTTGCCTTCCTTCACTAAGGTGCGAATGTTGGCACTAACTGCCTTCTTACTTTTTCCGCTTTTGAGTGGCATTGGTTTTCCCTTTAGTAGCCTCACGTAACAATTTTGTGTCAGCGGGGGTCATTAGCTTACCTTTGACGTAGGCTTGAGGGGTGATGCCTTGTTTGCGAGACATACGAGCAGCCTGTGCAACCTTCTCTGCTGAGGATAGGGTGTCCCACTTGGCAAGTTGATATTTATTTTTTGCTTTTACGTTTGATGGCATTTGCTTTTCCTTTTTGATGATAAAGTTTCTCTGAAGAGGCAGTGTGTTTAGCTCCTGTGTGCAGAGAGCCGTCAGGCATTTTGTGAGTTGCGCCTGTCCACAATTTCCCTGCCTTGGTGTAGTGCTTCGCGTTCTTCATTTCTTCTTTGCCGTCTTAGCTGCTTTTCTAAAAGCCTTTGCTGTAGGCGCTCCAGTGCTTCCGGGCTTACGCATCTTTTCACCACTACCCTCCTTAATACGTTTACGCTTGGCATGGATGTTTGCATACAATCCTTGCTTCATATCAGTACCCCTTCTT